CGGGTCGGTCGTGGGGCACATCCTGGTCGAGCTCCGCCGGGCGGCCGGTGCTGAGCTCATGCCGGATCATGGCAGCAGTCTGGAGGCGTAGCCGCACCTCCAGCCAATCCGCCACGGCATGACCGGCGGCGTTGACGTTCGCTGGCCCTACAGCCAGCTCCAGAGCTCTCCTGAGTGAAATCTTCATGTTGGTGTGGGTGGAATGAATGCCGGATGGGCTCCGGCGGGCCGTGGTCATGCTGCTGCCAGCAGCCGGCGGACGGTCGTCCTGCTGCAGCACAGCCGGTCGGCGATGCGCTGTTGTGTCCAGCCCTGGCGGCGCCAGCGGCGGGCGCGCTGCTGGCGTGATTCCGTGGCCCATAGAAGGACCAGAATCGGCAGCAGAATCAGCGCGAGGATCAGTGCGGTGGTGGTGGTCATGGCGTGGTGTGGTGTGACGCCCGGGAATCATGACCCCCGGCGGGCGGTCATGCGCAGGCGCTGTCGCAATCCGTTACATCACCCTCGGCTGCCCTGCACCGACCGGTCGCCGTTGTAACGGCCCACCTCCCGGTAGCTGCGCTCCGGTGGGTCCGCCATGCTGTGGAACACCATCTGTCCGATCTTCATGCCAGGCCAGATGGGGACCGCCTGGAGCTGTCGGACGTTCTGCAGTTCGAGCGTCAGGCTGCTGCCGTGCCAGCCCGGGTCGCACCATCCGGCGAGCAGGTGATTCACCCCCTCCCTGGCCCTGCTGGACTTCAACACGAACTGAGCTGACATGTGGTCGGGCAGGTTGAAGGTCTCGACCGTGTGGGCGAGGATGAACTGACCCGGCCGAAGCCAGTACGGGGCGCCCTGATCGTGATCGCTCAACGGATACGGGACCAGGGCAGGCCCCTCGGCTGATTCGATCATGATAGTCTCGCCCAGCCGCACATCCAGGCTGGCAGGGTTCAGCAGCTCCGGGTCGAACGGTGCCACCATCGGCGCAGCACCGGTGCACAGCGCACGGATGCGCCAGTCGGGAAGGATCGCCATCAGAGCTTGCCCCCCAGGTAGTCGCAATCCGCCAGCCACTGCCGGTCAGGATCAACATGGAACCGCTCGCAGGTGGCCAGCTCGCGCCAATACCGGCCGCGCTGGCCATCATGCGCAGCGATGTGCGCGCGCGCAACCGCGCAGTGCTGCAGGTTCAGGATCTGGGTTGGGGTCATGATGCGAGTTGATCGAGGAGGGTGCCGGATTGCGATTCGGCGGCGGATAGGAATCGTGCCGCCTGCTTCGCATACTCCGGCTTGAGTTCGCAGCCGATATACTTCCGGCCCATCTTGATCGCCTGATACCCAGTGCTGCCGATGCCGTTGAACGGATCCAACACCAGATCCCCTGGGTTGCTGTAAAGGGTCAGGCATCGTTCGATCAAATCCAATGGCATCGGGCAGATGTGCTTCTCATCCTTATCTCCCTTGAATCTGGCGTTCAAGACCTTAGTCTGCATCGTGTCCATCCAAACCGGCGATGCCCACTGTTGCCACTGATCCAGTGTGAACTCATCGCGAGTGTGCTTGACAGGCTCGCCCACATTCTTACCTTTGGATTCCTTGCGCAAGACGAGAATGTACTCAGGCATTCCCATTGCGCTGACTCGGCTGTTCTCGCGAATGTTCTTATAGAGCAGCCGCTCGTGCTTAGTCTTCTGCATTTCCCGAACGGGATCACGCCAGATCGTAACGCGAGCGCGAAGACAGAAGCCAGCCTCTCGATAATTGCGACTTGCCTCATCGCTGAACGGAAACAGTCCGCCTTCGCCCGTTTCACTGCTGTTCTGATAGAAGACCGTATCCTTGACGTGATCGCAGATGACCGCGCCTGGCTTCATGGCGCGGAAAAGCTCACTGGCCATATAGGCATGATGCTTCAGGAACTCCGTGTGAGAGGCACTGTTGCCCATGTCCCGTTCAGAATCGCTGTAGATGTAAAGCGAGCTGAACGGTGAACTGAAAACTGCGCAGTCGATGAAGTCGTCAGGCAGACCCATCAACAGCTCAACGCAATCGGCGTTATAGATGCCCCAGTTATGGCCTTGATAGTCGGGTTTCATTGCAGGAAGTTCGGCAGGGTGACAGTGGGTGACTTGGTGTAGGCACGACGCAAGATTGCCTCTTGCTGAGATGCGACCATAGACTTTGCCATGGCTCTTTTCATGCGCTGGTGATCATGCGCCTTGCGTTGCACGTTCGACCAGATTGCGGATTCAGTGTCGCTGATCACGACGTGACAATCAACCGGACTGGTCTGCCCGAATCGCCATGCACGTCGTACTGCCTGATAGTGCTGCTCATAGCTGTGGCTCACGCTGGCGAAGATGACCGTATTGGCGTGCTGCCAGTTCAGTCCCAGCCCGGCCAGCTTCGGCTTGGACACAATGACTCGCCGTTGTCCAAACGTGAAAGAGTCCAAGGCCTCAACCTTGGCATCAATACTCATTGAACCATGCACTTCAATCGCATCGGGAATTGCCGCCGTCAGTGCACTGCTTTCGTCGTTCGTCTCACACCACACGATGACGGGGCCCTTGGATTGATTGGCGATTGACGCCGATGCCTTGACTCGTTCTGCCATCGTGAGTCGTTTTTCCTTGTGGATCGTTGTAGCCGATCCATCGGGAATCCGAAACAACATGCCTTCCGGTACATCCTGCGTGATGTCGGCTGACACCGTATGAATGTGATAATTCAACGGAGGCAGCACGAATCCTTCATCTTCACCACCAAGATCAGATGGCAGTGTTGCTGCCCTGGCCCAACTGGCCACCCATTGCCAGAAGCCGTCGCGTGCATGACCTTTGAGTCGGTACCCTCCCATTGTGGTCTGATCGCTGATAAACCACCGGGACAGCATTTCCGGGCCCGGCATCACTCCTAGGAACTCTGCATGTTGGCCGAGTTCCATGTGATCGTTCGGTGCCGGTGTTGCGGTTGCCGCCAGCCGGTAGGGAGTGGCGGCGAATGCTTCGCATAGCATCCGTTTCGTTGGGCCTGTGAAGCTCTTTAGAACGCTGGATTCATCCAACACCACGCCACCGAATGCCGTGGTGTCCAGCTTCGGCAGTCGTTCGTAGTTGGCGATATTCACGCCAGACCATACGTCCGACTGCTCGCGCACAATCCGCGACTCAATGCCGATCGCCTCGCATTCCCTCTGCATCTGCCGAGCGACTGCCAATGGCGTCAGGATCAATGACGGCAGACCGCTGGCCTGCATGAATTCAGCAGCAGCAGCAGCCTCTACGCGTGACTTGCCCAGGCCGGTATCAAGGAAGGCAGCTGATCGACCTTTCTGGCACGCGAATTCAAGCGTGGCCAGCTGGTGCGGGAACAAGCTGGGCCAGGGGTGGGCGACCCGGAATCCGTGCGACGCGGCAGCTGTGCCCTTGGATGCAATGAATTCGTGGTAGGCACGAAGATCAGCCATTGGCCGACTCCATCGCCGCCGGCGCTGATGCCTGGCGGTCCATCCACTGCCCGGTCCAGGTGCCGCCTTGCACCCGCGCGGCTGCGCCGACATGGCGCAGCACGGCACGGGCAGTTGCGACGGCATCCTCATCGGTTCGGCCGCTGTCGCGAATCATGACCGCGACCTCTCGCAACAGGCTGTTCATTGGCCAGGCCCCACGCCGCCGATGCCGGTGCCGATCGTGCCGGCAGGAATCAGCAGGTTGCCGCCGTTCGCCGGTGTGTTGCCCACACCAGTCGGGCCGGCGCTCCCGACGATGATCCGATGTTTGATGATCCGCCGCGCCTCGGCACGGCTCACGCCCAGGTTCTTCGCCAGCCTGGCGGCAGGGCCAGCCTCAGCGGCAGGGGCGCTGCTCAGCAGCAGCGCGACGATCAGAAGGATTGAACGGGTCATGGGTTCAGGGGGTGAGAGGTTCAATGATGGCGCCCGGCCAGCGCCTCAACGCGTAGCCGATCGCACGGGCCTCGGTCGCTGCTGACAGTGTGACGGTCAGAGCGGGCTGTGCAGGTGGCCGCACCCGCAGGCGGTACGGCCGCACCTTCTCGCCTGGTTCCGGCCGCGACAGGCCAGGCCCCAGGCTGCTATTCGGGTCCTCGTCATTCCAAACGAATGTGCCGGTGTTGCTGACACCGCCACGGTTGCGCGTCGTCGTCATTCGTCAAACAGTGGATGGGATGGATTGATGACGCGCACCTCCGTTGTAATGCCGAAGGCCGCCTTGAGGACATCACGCTGGTCGATTGCTTCATCGAGTGAAACAACCTGCCATGCCTTCTCCCGGTCGGCGGTGAGGTTCGGCGTGCGGCCAACCTGTGGCAGCAGCCACATGCCGGCGCGCATCAGCCCGAACCGTCGTGGAACGCTGCGCACCAGGTCGCGAAGCGTAGGCCTACCTCCTTCGGGTCTGGAAACTCCAGATCGCAAGCGTCGTGAAGCCAGTGAACGCAATCCCTGCAGGTCAGGGTTTGAGTGGTGCATCGTGGGATCTCGGGATGGACATTCGCATAGTTGACTCCGCGTTTAATGAAGCCGATCATCTGGAATGAGACGCCATGATCGGCAGCAACGATCTTCTGCGGTCTGGGATCAGTGAGGATCTGCATGATCGTCTGATCTGATAGCCGGCCCTTCATTCAGGTGATGTGCGATCAAAGGCAGTGAAACGTAGATCAGCGGCGCCAGGCCGAGGATCATGCCGAGGATGTAGGAAGCGGTTCTCATGGTTCAGAACGGGGGCTCATCGTCTGGGTAGGGTGCAGGCGCCATCGCCGGCGGTGGTGTGGTCGGCAGTGCCGCCGGTGCGCCTGGCTGGCCCTGCTGGGCTGGTGGCCGGTCGGTCGGCACGATCCGCCACTCCTCGGCCGTGATCACCAGCCGGGTCCGTTCCTCGCCGGTGTTGCGGTCGGTCCATCGGTCGGACTTCACACGGCCGGAGACGTCGAGCAGCATGCCCTTCCTTGCCTGGTCAGCGAACGCGGCACCGGCCTGGCCCCATATCGTCACCTTGAACCAGTCCGGCTCCTGTCCGTCGCCCTGCCGTTGGCCTGGGCGGTTGACGGCGATGTTCGCCTCAGCCACGCAGCTGCCCGACTCGAAGTAACGGACCTCAGGGTCACGGCCAAGGCGGCCGATGAATCGATGCACGCTCGCGCGTAGCACGCTGTTGAACAGATCAGACATCAGAAGGGGTCAGCGGATGGGATGGACGGGGTGGATGGTTCGGTGACGATCTCAGCCTCAACGGCATCATCGATCACCTCGGGCTCAGGTTCAGGCGCCGGGGCGGCCCGACGGCGGCGGGGTGCTGCGGGCTCCGCAGGGGCCTCAGCAGGGGCCTCGGCCGCGGCGGCGATCTGGCGGTTCAGGTCAGCGATCGTGTCGCCGGTGGTCTCCACCTCGCTCACCGCCGCCCGCTGAATCCGGGTCTCCGCTTCCTCCCGCACGCCCAGGCCGAACAGCACTTCAGGCAGGTAGAGGTTGATCAGCCGGGTGGCCGCACGCCACCTGAGCATCTGCTCAGGGATGCTGCGGTACTTCGGGTTGCGAGTCCAGCCATCGGCGGCAGCCTCCTTCATGGTGACCGTGGCGGTCACCTGCTCCTGTGTCTCCCACAAGGTCGCGGTGGCGGTCACCTCCAACGTGTCTCCGGCCCCTTTGCTGGTCCAGGTGATGGGGCCGGCAAGCAGTCCAGAGCGGTTTGCGCGGCTGATCGCGTACCGGGCCGAGGTGTTCGGCCGGCCGTTGATGATGCTCACCTCCTGGAACATCACCATCGGCGACTCGCCCAGCTGCTGCGAATACATGAGGGCAACCATGCAGCTCTCGGGCTTCGACTGGAAGTGAGCCGGCACCATGCCGCTACGGCTGAAGGCCTGGGCGACGCGCCAGAGGTGATCGAAGGCAGAGGAATCAGAGAGGAACGCCAGAGCACCTGGCGCTGCGGTCGCGGTCGTGATGGATGTGGATTCGGTCATGGTGTGTCTCCGGGGATTGCCCGGGGTGGGGGGAACTGAGGTTTGGTCGGGGCCGCCGGCGGAGCATCCAGGTAGATCGCCTGCGGATCCCATGGGCCGGGTGCCACGGGCCTGGTCCTGCGGCGGCGGCGATGGATCCAGCTGGAGAGGACGCCCGACAAGCTGATGCCGGTGGCCAGTCCTGACAGCCAGTGGGTGATGGGGTCAATCACGACACCACCAGGACAGGGCGGATCCTGTAGTAGCCGTTTCGCGCGCGCTCGAAAGGACTGTCTTTCCATGTAGCAGGCTGAACAGCATGGCCGACCTGATGATCAAAACGAGTAGTTGTGGACTTTCCGGTTTCGGCGTGCGGTTCCGTGTCCTTGGATCTCATGATAACTTTGCTGGCAAGAAAGAAACGCAGGAAGCTGACTGGAAACTCCCTGTCTTTCACTTGATCCCGAAGCTCTGGCAGGTGCTTCAAGACAAGATGCCGGATCTCGCGTGTGGTGTGATACTCCTTGCGTTGGATTGAACGTGAGTGTCTTGCGCTAAGTCGCGCAATCATTCGCCGATCAATAATCTGTTCAATAAATTCGATTTGCTCTGGAGTGAACGTCATCGGATTAGGTTGGAGAAAGGATTTTTGATACAGCAGTTGCCGCTGCGGCCGCTCCTCAATCACGACACCACCCCGGCAGTTCGATCGGCTCCTGAATCAGATCGCCGTAGCCCGGCCAGCGATTCGTCCGGTGGCATTCGGCCAGCAGCTCCAAGGCTGCTGTGAACCGCCGTTCACCCGCGGCGATCATCGCCGGCGAGGCCGGATAGACCGCAACCGCGAACGGTCGGACGTTCTCAACCGCGATCGACAGGAACTGCGCAGCACCCAGGGCCCGCAGGTTCCAGGCCGCCTGCAGGTGATAGTCGAACCCGGCGATCGACCGCGCGAACTCCGCCCGGCTGGCGTCCTTCGTGGTCTTAAGGTCCACCACCAGCAGGCCATCCATGCCGTGCCAGTCGGGTCGGCACTTGCACGGCAGACCCGTGGCGGGGTCGGTCCATGTGTAGCTGGCCTCGCGGCGGCCCTTGATGTCGAGCAGCGTCCGGGCCGCCGGGTGGCGGAGGACGGCATCAGCCATCCGGCGCACGCGGTCGGCGTCGTCTGGTGTCAGCACCAGCTTTCCCGCGTTCTCCGCCTCGAACTCCTCGGCCAGCTGGCGGCCGATCTTCGTCCGGCGGTCGAACTGCTGCGGTGGGACCGCGACCGTGGAATCCCACAGCTCAGGTTCCAGGACGGCGGTGTGGAGTGCGGTGCCAACCTCCATCGCTGGTGTCGGCGGCTTGATCTCACGATCAGGCGCCAGGTAGGCGTCGAAGTAGTGGGCAGCTGATCGGGCGAGCAGCTTGAGCCTGCTCGGGCTGTTCGCCGGCAGCTGGTGATACTGCTCGTTGGTCAGGCCCGGGTGATAGGTCAGACCGTTCGATCCGGTGGTGGTCACGTCGTAGCCGTTGGTGGCAAGCGCATCAGCTGCGGTCGGCGGCGGCTGCTCCAGCGTGAGAGCTGGTTGATCCATGGCGGTGGTGTGCCGTTGGCCCCGGAACCATACAGGTTGGCCGGATCGGTGGCGACTGTGGCTGTTGTAATCCGTTACGTGAGCTGCCGCCCGTAGCGTGTGACGTTATGTGAACTGGCCGGCCGGATCAAGTAACGGGGTAACAGCGTGCGCTACTGTATGTGCATCGGGGGGAGAGATCCCCCTCCGGGGCTCCAGCCCCTGGCCCGCCCGGAGCCCGCCAGATCGTCGGCAATCCGGGCACACCACACCACCGCTTCACCACCATGACCACCGCCGCCACCGAATACGCCAAAGGCCACGCTACCGCCCTGCGGCTCCTGGCCCAACTGCAACAAGCCGTCGAAGACATGCCCGAGCCCGATTCGATCAACGGGAACTGGGGCTACGCCGGCAGCATGAGCCACATCAACGGCCAGCTGCGCGAGCTGCTTGCCTTCGTCGGTGGCTCTGATGCCTGACCCAACCAACGCCGAACGGCAGCGCCGCTGGCGCGAACGCCGCAGGGCCGGCACCACATGGCAGCCGCTGATCTGTCAGTCATGCAACCGCCACCACATCGGCGCACATGGTTCCCTCTGCTCGCGCTGCTGGGAGCAGCTCACCCCAGACGGTCGAGCAGCCAAGGCCGCACGCGTGCGGCGATCCCGCGTGCGCAAACGACAGCAGCCATGAACATCAACCTCCGCCCCTACCAGGCCGCAGCCGTCGCTGAACTCCGCGGCCGATTCATGGCCGGTGATCGCCATGTCCTCTTCTGCCTCCCCACCGGTGGTGGGAAGACCGTGGTCTTCTCACACATCGCCGAGCATGCCGCAGCCCGCGGCAACCGCGTTGCTATCCTTGTGCACCGTCAGGAGCTGGTTGATCAGTCCTGCCGCACCCTCCGCGAGATCGGCCTAGAGCACGGCGTGAT